TACGCTGATGGACACCACATTACCCCCCCCTGAACTGGTAGAATTCTATCGCAGATTACGGGATAGGGAGATTGTTTGGAACGATATCATTAACGACTGTATGATTGATATTCCGTTGTACATTTTCAAATGGAACAAAGAAGACAGCGGAGTTCCTGTTGAGAAAAGAAAGCCGATCAAAATCTTTATCAATTCTAACGGCGGCGATGTTAATGTTACGCTGTTTACTGCCAACGTGATTGCTCTTTCAAAAACTCCGGTTATCACGATTGGTATGGGACGAGCATACAGCAGCGGCGGATTACTGCTGATGGCCGGTCATAAGCGACTTATCTTTGACACGACTTCTATTCTGATCCACGACGGTTCTACTGGAGCTATCGGTGATACTGGCAAGGTTTTGGATAATTTGGAATTCACCAAGGAATCAGAAGAGCGTGTGTGCAATTTCATTTTGGAGCATACCAAAATCCCAAAGGATCTTCTGGAAAAGAACTATCGTAGGGATTGGTTTATGTTCAGCGAAGATGCGATCAAGTATGGCATCGCAGATAGAATTATTTCAGATATCGACGAAATTATGTAAGGAGGCCGGTTTATGGCGCGAAAGAATACACCGGACGACATGCTGAAGAAGAATGCTCCGCAGTCACTTGCGGGGCTTCCTTTTTATGGGCTGACATTGGATGAAGACCAGGCTCGTTTTCGTGATGCAATTTGGAACCCAGAAAAGCTGATCGTGTTTTGCGATGCAAAGGCTGGTACTGGAAAAACCACAATCGCAACAGGAACCGCAGACCTCTTGTGTCAGTACGGTTTCTATGAGGGAATTGTGTATATTGCGTCTCCAACGCAGGAGCAGAAACAAGGTTATTTGGCTGGATCTATCGAGGAAAAGTCAGAACCTTATTTCGAGCCGTTTTATCAGGCGTTGGATAAGATTGGTGTTAATCGGAATACGGCGTTTTTCGATAATGGCATCAATGAAAAATATCAGACAGCCTATATTAAGTGCATGACGCACACCTTCTTGCGCGGTACAAATTTTGAGAATAAGGTCGTTATTATTGATGAAGCGCAAAACTTCTATTTTGACGAGCTTATGAAAGTGTTGACCAGAATTCATGATAGCTGCAAGGTTGTTGTGATTGGTCATTGCGGACAAATCGATCTGTACAAAAACCCTGAGAGATCGGGGTTTTCTCGTTATTTGGACTGGTTTTCCGAGGATAATCGTTGTGCAGTATGTGAACTGCGTACCAACTATCGAGGATGGATCAGCCAACACGCAGATAATTTGAGATATATGTGATGCGTTGACTGGATGGCGAGATTACTGTAAAATGGAGATAATTCTATTTATGGGGTGATCCTATGAAAAAGAGATCTCGTCCAAGTCAAGCTCAAACGAATAGTAAGGGGTGGGTTGTACTCATTGTGGTAGCAACTGTGTTACTACCCCTTTCGCCTGTGCTTGCTTTTGCCACAATATTTATCGGTGCGTTTTTGTATGATAAAATCGGCAGAGCGTATGCAGAATGGTATGTGAAAACGCATAAGAGTTATCGTGAGGTACTTGAAGAAGAATTGCAAAAGCGAAAACAGGAACAAAATGATTTAGAGAGGACAGAGTAAATTTGTCCTCTCTGTTTTTTTTGAGGTGATTGTATGCCACAATTCAAAAGCACCGCCGATCTTATGGCCTACATTAGAAAGTCTGTTGATCGTGCTTTGACTGAAGATGTGTATCCAGTTGTACAAGAGACTGAGGCAGATACAATCGTAGATGTGGTGTATAGTCAGCCGACATCTGGATATTATCGTCGTCGTGGTGAGTATGACGGTTTCGGAGATTCATACAATATTGTAATCAAGGGCGGTGTGGCTAAAAATGGAATTTTGTCTGTTGTAAATGTAACTGTGCCAAATCCATATTTGAACGGAGCGAGTGGAGAGTTTGCGACAACAAATAAAAACTTGCAATATCTGATTGAGTTTGGCCGTAGCATGTCTGGAGATCCAGGATATGATTATTGGCCTAAGCCAAAGGCAAGACCATTTACCGCAAAGACGATTGAGCGTCTTGAAGCGTCTGGAGCTTGTACAACCGCATTGAAAAATGGACTTAAAAGACAAGGCATAGCTGTGAAATAACGGCTATGCTTTTTCTATTCTACAAGGAATTAACAAAACAATTTGAAAGTGAGGTGATTGCGTGGACGAACTGCAAATTCTTGTAAAAGCGATTGTTGATGATAGCAGCGAACAAAGTATGGATTCGCAGTTGGGCAGCTTGGCAAAGAAGCTTGGCGAGGCGCACAAGATCAATTTGAAGGTTGCGCTTGAAGAAAGCTCTGTTAAGTCAGTCCAGAGTCAGTTGCAGGCAATCGCCAAACAGGTAAATACAAGTGGAGCTGGCAAGGGTGCGCAGATCAAGGTATTTGACAGTGTGCAACTTCAGGCCGATGGTCAGAAGTATTTCAGTGGTGTCAAAGATATCGTTTCTCGTGTGCAGACTGAGTTCAGCAAAATGGGTAAGGTTGATGTTACCAACGTGTTTAAGGATGCGAAGGGTAACATTCAGAGTTTTACCGCAAGTGTCACCAAGGCAGATGGCGTTGTTGAGAAGTTCAATTTTGAGCTTGCAAAGATCAAAGAAGGGGCGAAGTCTTTCAATGGCTTTGTTCAGAGCAACTCTATCCTGTCAGATAAAAATGCTGGCAGTGGTCTTGAGCAGACGCTTAATTACCTGAATAGAATTGACACTAAAATTGCTGATATCACCAGCAGAACTTTGGTAAATACATCGAAGCCTCTGCTTGGAGATATGGAGCAATATAACCAATATCAAACCAAGCTTAGCGAGGTTAAGGCGAGAATCGAAGAGATCAAGAGCGCAAACACAACGCTTTCAGCAGATCATAAACGCGAGATCGATTCGATGGTTGCAGATCTCCAACGCTACGCTAAGGAGCTGCAGTCTACTGCTTATGCCGCAACAGATTTGAATGCTGCCACCTTCTCTAACAAGAAGGCTGAGCTTCAAGCGGCATTGCAAACAGATATCAAGAAGTGGACTAACGCAGGATTGTTCGGCGGAGATTTTGAAGCTGCTGTTAATAAGGCTAAGACCACACTTGATAACGCATTAGATCCAACAGATCTTGACGCATATCGTCATCAGCTTTCTCTCATTTCCCAGCAGTTTAAGCAGATGAAGCTTGATAGTTCTGCATCCGGAAAGATTTTGGATGCAGAAAGATTGAACTCTAATATTCAGACAGCACAGCTCAGAATTCAGAATTTGAAGAATACTTACAGTGGATTTGTAAGCGATCCGAATCTTCTGGGTAAATGGCAGGCGTTGTTTGATGAGTCTCAGGTTATAAGTTCACAAAAAGAACTGACTAATCTGAATGCAAAAATTCGCCTGTTTGAGCAGGAGCTTATCAGTGCTGGAAAGCATAGTCGTTCTCTGTTTGATGAGCTGAAGGCTAATGCTGTAAAGATGGGAACATGGATGGTTCTTGGCGGTGTTATCGCCGGTGTCATGCGTGGTGTAACTGGTCTTTACGATGCGGTTGTTGATCTGGATACCGCAATGACCGAATTGAAAAAGGTCACAAATGAAACTGACGCTGCTTACGATGCGTTCCTTTCAACCGCTGCTGACAAAGCAGTTCAGATCGGTGCTTCTTATGCTGACTTTGTAACCGCCACTTCCGATTTTGCTCGTCTTGGTTATACAATGGACGATGCTGCATCTCTGGCTGAGGTAGCTACAATTTACAGCGTGGTTGGCGACGAAATCAATGGTGTTGAGGACGCTACCAGCTCTATCATTTCCACCATGAAGGCATTTAACATCCAGACTGAGGATGCAATGCTGATCGTTGACAAGTTCAATGAGGTGGGCAACAACTTCGCCATCAGTTCTGGCGGTATTGGCGAAGCTATGCAACGAAGCGCTTCTGCTCTGGCCGCTGCAAACAACACCATCGACGAGTCTATCGCTTTGATGGTTGCCGCAAACAATGTTATCCAAGATCCAACAATGGTTGGTACGATGTGGAAGACTGTTTCCATGCGTATTCGCGGCGCTACAACCGAACTGGAAGCCGCTGGACTTGAAACCGAGTACATGGCAGAGAGTACAGCTTCTTTGCAGAAGAAGGTTAAGGCGCTGACCAATGTAGATGGTCTTGGTGGTTTTGATATCATGCTCGATGCCGACAACTTCAAGAGTACCTACGATATTATTCTTGGTATTAGTGAAGTATGGGAAAAGATGAGCGATATTGACCAGGCCGCTTTGCTGGAGCTTTTGGCTGGCAAGCGACAGGGTAATGCTCTTGCTGCTGCACTTACCAACATGAAGGACGCAGTTAAGGTCATGGAAACTTCTATGGATGCAGAAGGTTCCGCACTGGAAGAGCATGAAAAGTGGATGGATAGTATTCAGGCCAAGCAGCAGACCTTCCAGGCTCAGTATGAGGCACTTGCAAATGCTATTCTTGATAGTGAACTTATCAAGGGCGTTTTTGATGCTGGTACTGGATTGCTTGGTTGGCTGACAGAGCTTGTTGAGACGCTTGGTGCGTTCCCAACACTGCTTGCAACAATCACACCATTCTTTGATAAGATGCAGCTTCTCAAGAGTACAACTTCAAAGAACTGGCTTGGAACTGGCACTGGTATCTCATTTGCATGGAATACTGGAAAGGCAGAGCTTGAAAATGATATCCGTTTGCTGGAAGAGTATAATACCAAGATTTCTGGCCTCGGAAAATCAACAAACGATTTAACACAAAGACAGATTATCTGGAACGATACGATTGGTCGTGGTAGTAATAATCTGAAGACAGCGGTTCGTGTCACCGATGATGCCGCCGCTTCAACAACAACATATAAGAGCGCCATGCAAGGCGCTTCTGCTTCAACTACAGCAATGGGCGTTGCTTCTAAGGCGGCTGCTGTTGGTGTGCAGGTGTTGAAGACAGCATTGAATATGCTCATCAACCTTGGTATCGGACTTGCTATCAATGCAATCGTATCTGGTATCACAGCACTTATCAATAAGCAAAAAGAAGCAAAAGAGGCGGCGCTGGAAGCTGGAAACGCTGCTGTAGAGAATGCAAACACACTGTATGATCTTGCTACATCTTATCTGGAACTCAGCTACGCTGTAGAAAATGGGACTGGATCACAAGAAGATCTTATCAGCATTCAAGATGAGCTGATTGCTTATTTGGAAGAGCAAGGAGTTGCAGTCCAGAATTTGTCTGGCGACTATGTTGATTTGCGTGACTCAATCATTGACGCGGCAAGACAGCAGTTGCAAACAGACATTTCACAAGGTATTCGCGCTGCTGATATTGCTAAGGAAGATGCCGTAGATGAACTTGACGGATATTTTGATGGCAATAATATGTTCTCCGCAATCGGAGAAGAGGCCGGCAAAGCAATGGCATACCTCAAAGAGCTTGGTTTCACTGGAATTGATGATACTGGCTCTAAGGGTGGCGGCACGATTTTCCTGCCAAGTGTGTACAGCACAGGTGGCGGATTGGAAGATGTCGAGTTCTCCGATTTGATGGAAAACTATGAGTATCTGCGCGATACTATGAATGCTGTCGGAGACAAGTTTGGCAGCGAAAACCCTGTATTTGAAGTTCTTGCGGACGCATATAACGAATACGATGCTGCTCTTTCTGACGCTATCAAGAAGATTGATGCGGAAAATCAGATGATTGCACAAGATGCGCTTCTTGCCGCACAAAAGCTTGCAAATCCTGAGACTTTGGACGAGTTTGAACAGTTCCGCGCAGACATGATTAAGAATGTCAGAAACAGCGTGAACTTTGATGAGGATGGGACTTATTCCGCTGAAGAACTCGTTGACAATGCTCTTGGTTCTGTAAGTCAGTATGCAGAATTGCTTAACCAGCTTGAAGAGCGTGAATACGCCGCAAAGCAAGTAAGTCAGAAGATGCAGACGATTGCAGAGGCGCTTGTTCCAAAGGATTATGAAGATCTGACACCAGGAACAGCGGCTCATTTCCATGCTATTGATAATTGGGGTATCAAAATTGAAGAGGTCAAAGATAAACTGAGAGATCTTTCCGATGAAGATTTTGAGATTGCCTATAATGCAGTTATCAATGAAGGTGCGACGACATGGGAAGAGATTACTGCTGCGATTGAGAATTATAGCAGTGAGGAAGAGGTCGCACGGAGACATACTGAGCAACTTAGAAAGAGTATTCAGGGATTGTGGGAGTCTGAGGACTTTGCAGATGCCAAGGAAGATCTTGTTGCTATGTTTCAAACCCTCGATGGAATTACACCGCAGGCCATTGAAGAGCTTGCAGGCGAAAGCGAAATTCTTGCTGGAATTCTTGAAGAGGATGGTATGAATGCCGCATTCCTCGCCAATGTACTTCAGTCTATGGCTGAGGGCGGTGATGGTCTTGCGCTGATTACCGACGATGCGTTGAAGCTTAATGATGCTCTCGAAGGAATGGTCGGAAAGTTCGATCAGGTAACAGAAGCTAAGGCTCGTTATGATGCCGCAATGTCTGTTGAAGAGAAGGACACCGATTTTAGATCTTACGCAGAAGCATTTGAAGAGTTGAACGCTCAGTTTGAAGCCGGCACAACAAACTCTAACGCTTTCTGGGCTGCTGCTGAATTCTTATTCGGTAGCGAACAGCTTGCGGTATGGGGATGGAGCGATGGTCTTGATGAGATCTACACTGCTATGCAGAACAACAAGACCGTGTTTGGCGATGCTGAAAGTGCTGGCGCTGGATTTATCGAGCGACTGTACGAAATGGCTGAGGCTGGCAAGCTTGTCAACGAAGAGGGCGAAAAGCTTTTGGAGATTGGCAAGGATGCAACCGGCGCTTACTTCTTTGATATTGATCCAGATAACCTGGAAGAGATCGCAGAGAAGATGGGCATTACCGAAGAGGCTGCACTGGCCTGTTTGGAAGCGTTGTCCATGTGGGGCGACATTGACTTCTATGATCTGACAGAGGTTATTGAGGTCATTGACAAAATCGGGCTTTCTTGTGAGACAACTGGTGATAAGGCAATCAATGTTGAGCGTCTGACAGAGCAGTTGCTGACGCTTGGAAAGAACGAGAAGGATGTTCACGATATTCTGCAAGCTTTGCAGGATTTGGATGGCGTAAGCCTCTTTACGATTACGGGCGATGTTGATACTTTGATTACCAGTTTGACCAATCTTGGATTGGCTGCTGATAATGGCATTACCATCACAGTGGATTATGAAGGCTTGGCAAATTTGATGGCAAATCTGGGCTATACATATGATGAGACACAAGAGCTTATCACAAAGCTTGGAGAAACCGACAACATCACTCTTGCAAATGCAAATGGCGAAGTCAAAGATGTAAGCGACGCTTTGGAATACATTGACACCATTACTTTTACCGAGGTAACGGCTGGTGTTGATGGCGTGACTGATGCTGTAGGGGAACTTGATGAATCATCTACTGATAATGCGGTTTCTGAAATCGAAGCCATTGGAAGTGCTGCCGATGTTGCAGTCACTAAGGTTTACGATATTGGAACTGCTATTGACAGTGTGGATGGTAAAGAGTGTACCGTTTATTACAGTGTAAAGCAAAAGAACGGTATTCTTGGTGGCTTGGCTGGTATCCTTGGATTTGCTAAGGGTACTGATTCTGCACCTGCTGGCAAGGCGCTGGTTGGTGAAGAGGGTGCTGAGCTTGTCAAGTCCGGCAATCGTGCGTATCTTGTTGGTACGGATGGCGCTGAAATCGTTCATCTGAACGAGGGCGACCAAGTATATCCTGCCGACGAAACAAAGAGAATTCTCAACGGCTCAGGCCGTGGAATTCGAGGTGTAATTCCTGCCTACGCAGAAGGTCGTGTTGTTACATCTGGTCTTCGTATTGAAGATAATAAGACCGGTACAACGGGAGATCCGTATCATGTGCAGGTTGAGGCTGAGATCGAAGCCACACTTGACGACACAGAGCTTGAAGATCAGCTTGAAGATACGCTGCAAAAGATGGAAGAGGATATCAACGAAATCCTTGGAAACTTTGAACATGATATCTTCTTGTTGGAAAAGAACGGTGGAACTCCGGAGCAGATCATTGAGATCTATAAGGCTATGCAGAGGGAAGTCCACAACCAGGCAGAAGCGTATCGCGCTCTTGGTTTGGATGAGAATTCTGATTATATCCAAGAACTCCAGAAAAAATGGTGGGACTATCAGGACACCATCGAAGACATGCTTCACGACATCTATAAAACGACTGTTGAAGAGCATGAAAATACGATCAGTTATTTAGAGAGTCAGTATGACGCTCTTGACAGCAATCGCTCTGGCGATGCAATGACGGAAAATCTCAACAAGCAGCTTGAAGCGCAACGAGCTATTCAAAGAGCTGCGGTTGAAGAGGCAGACCGTCTTCGTGCAATGGGACTGGAAGAGAATGACGATGCAATCCAAGAATGTATTGATACATGGTGGGATGCTGAAAGCGCCATTCGAGATATTAACGGTCAGATTGCCGAAAATGTTTTGGGGGTCTTTGATGACTTTATTGAGTATGCGGACAGCTTTGAGCTTTGGGGAGATCTTGATTTCACCAAGGTTGACTATTTGAAGCAGAAGATCGCGGCAATCAATAAGCTGTTTAAGGATGGCGTATTGACTTTGAAAGAGTACAATAGCCTCCTGCGTGAAACTCAAATCGAAATCTACACCGAGCAGAAAGAAGCACTGACAGAAATTATCGAAATGACAATGGAGTTGGTGCGTCAGGAAGCCGAAGATAAGGTTGAGGCGCTTGAACAGCAGATCGAGGACTACCAGAAAATTATCGAGCTGAAAAAGAAATCTCTCGCTACCTCTGAGGAAGAGGAAGACTACGAAAAAGAGGTTGCAAAGCGAGTTGCTGAAATCGCAGAGATCCAAGCAAAAATCGCTCAGCTTGATCGTGACGACAGCCGAGAAGCAAATGCTGAAAAACAGCAGCTTGCTCAGGAGTTGGCACAACTTCAAGAGGAATTGGCTGATTACCAGGCCGACTATGCGTATAATGCGCAAGTGGACGCTTTGGATAAGGAAGCTGAGACTTTTGAAGACACAAAGAATGAAGAGATCGCTAAGGTAAAAGAAACTGTTGATTCTGAAGAAGAAATCTATAATGCGGCTATTGATCGAATCGATAGTAACTGGCAACAATTATATCGAGATCTTATCACTTGGAATAAGCAGTACGGCGATATGATTGACGGCGAGGATTCCATCGCGTCTGCGTGGATGACGGCAAGAGGCGCTGCGCAAGAATATGGAAATGTCGTTTCTGCGTTGAGTGGAATTAGTTCAAGTATTGCTTATGAGGAAGAGCAAATCAGGAATCAGCAGTACACAGAAGAAGTCATTCATCAGATCATCAAAGAGATGTACGCTAATAGTCGTGCGCATGGGGCGGCAGATGCTGATGGAAAAGCACGATTGAACAAGAGAAATCTTGAGCTTGGTGCTATGTTGGCGCAGTATGGCATTACCGCAATTCGTGGCAATGATGGCGTGTGGTATGTAGATCGAGTTGGCGGTGAACAGCTCTATGACAAATATCGTCAATATACCTATCATACTGGCGGCATTGTAGGAGAAGACCCAGCTTTGAAACCAAACGAGGTTCTTGCTAAGCTTGAAATTGGAGAAGCAGTGCTTACCAAGGAAGAGTTTAGTGGATTGTTTGATAAGATGAAGGCTGGAATAATCGGTGTTGTAGACGCTTTGGTAGGTGGATTGACTGCATCGGAGCCAGTGGTTTCCGAGGTTATGAAATCCGTTACAAACAACAATGGAGATACCGATAACTCTGTAAGTGAGCAAGGTATTGAGATCCACAATGAGTTCCATATGCAAAATGTGACTGAGGAAAATATGAAGCGGTTTGCGGATTATTATTCCGACTACACTATTGGTCAGCTCCTGTCTGCTGCAAAGCGCAAGGGGGTAAAGAATACAATAGGAAGTCATATGTTGCGATAATTTTATGCGGCCACTCTTAACGGGGTGGCCGCTTTATCTATCAAAAAAAAGGAGGTATTGGATAATGGTAATTGATTTTGCGAAGGTTAATGTCAAGGAAGCGCCTTTACTTATTTTGCAAAATCTGGACGATACTCCTGTTGGAGTATTGAAATATGCCTTCAATGTGGAGGCTGATCTTTGCTATAACGAAATCTCCACACTGACGTTCGATCTTCCTGGTTATGTTGATGGAGAATTGACACCAAATTACAACCGTGTTATTGGTATGCGTATTATCGACCTGAAAGGGTATGGGCGCTTTCTGCTACAAAATCCAAAGGAAAATGATGATGGTGTGAAACTGGTAAAAGCTTGTACAGCCTATTCATTGGAGTATGAGTTTACACTGAAGAAGCTTGCTTTGACCGCTGGAACATACAATTTGTGGAATCCCATTGCACCAAGCGGAACTATTCTTGGCATGATTTTAGATTGTATGCCGTCTTGGAAGGTCGGCAGTGTGGATGCTTCACTGATTGACAAATACCGCACATTTGATGACAGTGGCGATCAGAATATTTACAACTTCATGAAGTCTGATTTGCAGGAAAGCTATGGATGTGTTTTTGACTTTGATACATACAATCGTGTGATTTATGTGCGCGATATTGTCAATGAGCCAGCTATTTCGCCGGTTTTGTTTTCAATGAATAACTTGGTTAAGGATGTCGAAATTGCCGAGGATACTGAAAGCATTGTTACAAGTCTTGGTATATATGGCGCAGAAGGTGTGGATATCCGAAGTGTAAACCCAATGGGTACAACCAACATTATTAACCTCGATTATTTCATGACGCTTGAAAATTTCAGCCAAGAAATGATCGATAAGTATAAAAGCTGGAAACAAACCTTCCAATCATATCAGCGGCAATATTTTAACCTTACCGTTGAGGAAGCTTTGAAAACTGCGCAGCTTGTTACAGAGCAGGCGGCGCTCACTACTTTGCAAGGAGAACTTGCGAGTTTGGAAAATATTCAGGCCGTAATTATCCAAGGCATTGCCCAGGGATTGAAAAAGCAAAGCGACTTGAATGCCGCAAACAGCAACATCAAAGCAAAGAAACGAGAAATTACTACAAAACAGAGTGAAATTGAAACGATTTCAGCCGCAGTAGCCAGCCTGAATGTAACAATGCAAAGTATCAATCAGAAGACAAAGCTGAGCGCATTTTTTACAGAAGATGAGTATAAAATCGTTGATCGATATTTGAAAGAAGATTCTATTTCGGAGGACTCCTTTGTTGCAATCGAGGTTGACGCTTTTGACAGCGCTGGCGAGAGTACAAAGGTATCTGGAACCATCTTCAATTTGACAAATAGTATCATTACAATGTCAGAGAATGAGCTTGGTAAGGATATCTACTCTGCATCCGGTGGACGAATTGAATGTTCAACATCTGGGTTTGTGCTGAGTGCAAATCTCATCCGTGCTTCTCTCGATTACGACACGGACAAAAATCTTTTGTTTACGGCACGACTTAGCGGAGGCAAATTAAATGGGCAATCGTTCCCAAGCGGTTGCGTATCTATTTCTGGCACGGCAAGCTCTGTTACATCCAATGTGAAAGAAGACACTACGGTTGGTGGTGCAATTTCCGATGGAACAGACATGTCTTTCAAGGTTGGTACGGCTGATTTGTATTTCACAAGAAGCACAACAGAGTATGAGCAGCGTTCCGTTGAATGGGATTTGTTTGACTATGGTGTTGAGTTGTTGGAAAAGTTGGCGTACCCAGCCTACTCTTGTTCACTTGATTTGGCGAACTTTTTGGCAATGTCAGAGTTCGAGGCATTTAAGAACAAGCTTGAACTTGGCAGCCGATTGTATTGGCAAAAGAGAGACGGAACAGTTATGAAACCATATCTTGTCGCGGTTCATATTTCATTTGAGAATTTTGAAGATTTTTCTGCTGAATTGTCAAGCAAATATTCAAGTAACGGGTTTAAGTTCCTTTATACTGATTTGTTTGATGACTCTAAGACTGCTGGATCGACACTTGATGCTGGCAAGTGGACATATAGCCAGTTTGTCAACAGTGGTGCAGAAACTTCACTAAGCAAGTTTATGAAGTCTGCGTTGGACATTGCCAAGAACAATATCATGTCAACCAGTGGGCAGGCGATTTCATGGGGCGAGTCTGGTTTGCGTTTTCGCAAATGGAAAGATGGCTCTGCGACTGAGTATGAACCTTATGAGATATGGATGAACAACGGATCAATCATGTTTACAACCGATAGCTGGAACACTGCAAATCTGGCAATCGGACAAATGGTGTCTGAGGACGGCGCTTTGCTTAGTGGCGTTATTGCAGATAGCTTGATTGGTAAGCTGTTGGCCGGCAACAGTCTGATTATCGAAAGCACAAAAAAGGATGGAGATACTGCTGTATTTCGTGTGGATGGAAATGGTGCGTCTCTTCATAACGCGGTTTTCGATATTTATGACGGCAACAAGGTACATATTACGCTCAATCCACATTCCGGTATTGCAATCGGTGAATACCCATTGTACACCGATGATGAGTACACCATTGATGAAACCAGAGCTAAGTTTTGGGTTGATACCAATGGCAATGTGCATATTAAGGGGATACTGGAAGGATGCGATGGTAAGTTCAGTGGAGTGGTACAGGCGCAAGATTTTCTTGACAGCAATGGAGATTCTATGTTGGTTGCTGGTACAAATAGATTTAACAGCGATTACCTTGATCTTGGAAACATCCAGATCGACGGAGAAACGGGAAATATTACTATGACCGGAAGTATCAATTTGGCTGGCGATATTACGTGGAGCAATACGAGCAGTCCGGTACAAGTGCTATACTCAACAATATACTTATCTGCGCCATCTGGTAATTACTCTTCGTTCCCATCTATTGGTAGCAGTAGTTGGCATCGATCTATGAGCGATTCTGATTATTTTGCATCGTACACATATGACGGTGGTATCAGTTGGACTGCAGCGGTAAGAATTCGCGGCGAAAATGGCAGCAATGCGTCTGTTACACGAAGAAGCATTTATACTGCCTTGTTAAATGCTTATGAAGACGATGGCATTTACAGTTATAACGGAGACATTTTAATCAATGCGTCTGCCATTAAAACTGGCCTAATTGATGCTGATCTCGTTACACTTGGAAGCTATTGGGGCGGATTTTGCTGCGCAGTAGGAAATGATGGAGTAAGTGATACATATGGTGCAAAGATGTATGGCTCAGATCCTGATTTCTACTTTATCGCAACGAACGCTGGAGTTAGAATGCAAAGTCCCAATATTGGGTTTACCATCGGAAAAACAAGAATTGTAGCTGACACAGAAATTGAGACAACTTCAGATCAAAGAATGAAGCATGATATTTCTTATGAAATGAGCAAGTATGACGAATTCTTTTTTGGGTTGAAACCGAGTTATTATAAATTTAATGCGGGGACAAGTGATAGATACCACATTGGATATATAGCGCAGGATGTGGAATCCGCATTGAAGAATGCTTGTATTTCAACACAAGATTTTGCGGGACTTGTTCAAGCGTCTGGCGTAGAAGATGTTCACAAGGCTTATGAGGACGAGTATTCACTTCGTTATTCAGAGTTTATTGCATTAAATACACATATGATTCAAAAGTTGTATCAACGTGTCGATGAGTTGGAAAAGAAAATAAATTCCGTAGAGGTGTAAAATGAAGAATGATATTCTTGGCCGTTTGAGTGCTGTGTTGTCCGCACTCAATAGTATTAGTGTATGTGGTAAGGCAAATTTGGCTAATTTGAGCGGAAGTATTGCTGTATTAGAAGAAGTGAAGGAAATTGTCGCTTCTTCTGAAATCCAAAAAGCAGAGTCTACATAAAATAGGAGCAATAACATGGCGTTTTGGGGAAATTATTTTGTTTATGATGGAATTCCATGTACAGAATATGGCCTCCGACTGTATGAAGTGAATGGGGTGGCACCAGGCAATAAATCATTTTCGATTCCATCTGATATATCTGAAGACCGTATTCTGCGAAGATACAAGTCTTTTTTTTATGGAGTTTCACATAATAAGCCTCTAACATTCAATATGGTTTTTGGAGCAGATCAATCAATCGCAAATCGTGGTGAATATTTTGATGCGTGGGATCTTGAAGTTATAAGCGCATGGCTTTCCCCGATTGATGGATATAAATGGTTAGAAATTGAACAGTCTGATATGGAGCATGTTCGATTCAAATGCAGAATCACAAAATTATCTGTAGTAGAACTTGGAAACCTTCCTATCGCTTTTTCTTGTGATGTTGTTTGTGATTCCCCGTTCGCTTATAGATATCCAATTTCTTACTCATATGAAATCGATGGCGAAACAGAATTTATAATTCAGAATCTGAGTAGTTATAGAGGTGAGTATTTTCCAAAGATCAAAATTACATTTGAGAATAGCAATTTTGTTCAGATTATAAATTATTCAGATAATGAAAATGTATTTGAGTTTTCTGAATTGCCAAGTGAAAACTTAGAGGTTGAGATTGATAATGAAAACGGAATCATAACTAACAATGAGAATCTAAATCTATATCCATATTTCAATTTTAACTTTTTGAAACTTGTTCGAGGCGATAATCGGTTGAAGATCGTTGGAAAGTGTGTAGTGGAAATTATATGTGAATTTCCAGTTAGTGTTGGTGGATAAATATTGGATTAGAGGTGGAATTATGTCAAAGGGTACACTTGGTAGTTTTAATGGAACTACCGTAGCCAATGTGAATATGTTGGATATTTTTAAGAAAGAGGAAATGGAAAAGCATAAAAATAGTACGCTTGCATTTTCTCCACATATGATTGTAAGGAAGATTGGCATTCAATGTCCAGCGGGGACAGAAGTATCTATCAATGGGTGTGATATTCCTATCGTGTCTGGTGTGTTTGAACTTGGGTTCGGGCAAATTGATGTATCGAGCCTTGTATTTAAGGAAGCTGTAGCGGCGAATATTTATTATATGTATTGATAGGAGGATCATATGTCTGATATGCCTTTCTTTGTGGGTATGGTTTCTGCTGGAGGTATTGGCGGTTCATCTGATTATGATGAGTTGTCAAATAAACCAGTTGTAAATCTGATCGGATCTCCCGTTGTGATTTGTGAGTTGGAAACTGGTGTTTATAACATTGAAGGTTCTTGGGTAATGACAGAAGATGGCATTGCGATGGAAACTTTGAAAGACGACCTGTTTTATGTGTCCAATGATAATAATGAGTGCAAGCTTACTTGGATCAGCGCAGGAGAGATCCGTACATATCATGTGCCGAAAAATGGCACAGCAGGCGATGTTGTTGAAGATAGCGTCGCAACAAAGGATGAAGTCATTTCATCTTTGGTAGGTTCTTTCTAATTTTCCATATAGGAATTAGTTGAACAATATATGTGATGAAGAACATGTAGTTTTTATCACAAAGTACACATTATCATTTTGATTGTCGTTATTACGACGGAAAGGAAGTAAACATTATGGCTAATTTGATTTATAAGGGTTCCAAGGCATCTCTGCCCGCCGAGCGTAACGCCACATCCTTCTATCTGTGTGAGGATACCCGTGAGCTGTACTTTGGTGCAAATCTGTACACTGAGGCTGTCCGTTTCTACACCACAGAAGAGGGGAAACCAACATCTCCAGCACAGGGCGTTCTTTATGTAAACACCAATACAGGAACTGGCGATGTTTGGAATGGTACAGCATGGGTAAATGTCATCAAGGGTTATACAACTGTTATTGATGAGAATGCTGACGACAGCACTGTTCCTACTTCTAAGGCTGCCAAGGACTACATTGACCAGAAGGTTGAGGATGTAGTCGCTGGTTCTATCGACGGTTTGGGCGCTCTGGCCTCTAAGGACGAAGTGACTGAGGCTGAGCTTGGTACTGATCTGACTAACAAGATCAACGGTAAGGCTGAGCAGTCTGCTTTGACTGAGGAAATCAATCGTGCAAAGGCTGCTGAGGAAGCCAACGCCACTGCCGCCGCTGCTGCTAAGTCTGCAGCTGACAAGGCTCAGGGTGAGGTTGATGCTGTTGAAGAGCGTGTGACTGTTGTTGAGGGCGATGTTTCCACTCTGAAGGCTGACTCTGCTACCGAGGGTTCAGTTGACTACAAGATCGCTCAGGCTGTTGCTGCTATCATGGAGAATCCCGATGAAACCATGAATTCCATCAATGAGCTGGTCACTTGGATCAACGATCACGCCGCTGACGCTCTTGAACTGAGCAACAAGGTTTCTGCAAACGAGGCTGACATTGCCGCTCTGGAAGAGTTGGTAGGTACTACTGGCGTTGCCGACCAGATCACCGCCGCTATTGAGGCTGCGCTGAAGGTTGACAGCGTTGACAAGTATGCTCTGGCTTCTGACCTGACTGCCGCAATCGCTCGTATTGCCGCTCTGGAGGCTAAGGCTCACGAACATGCTAACAAGGCTGAGTTGGACAAGATCGCTGACGGCGATGTTGCCAAGTGGAACGCTGCTGAGCAGAATGCCAAGGATTATGCTGATGGTCTGGCATCTAACTACGATGCTGCTGGTTCCGCTGAGCAGGCTCTGACCGATGCTAAGGCTTACGCTGACCAGGCTGAGGCTGATGCTGTTTCTGCCGCTCAGACTTACACTGACGGAAAGAACACTGCTATGGACACTCGTGTAACTGCTGTTGAGGCGGCTATCACTGTTGGTACATTTTAATAGAGGATATTACATCTCTTTTAACTTGTAAAAGTAGCCGCACCACAAAAGTGGTGCGGCTTTATATATGAAAAGAAGGGAGTATTGATATGAATATTCCAAATCCATATACATTGCCTATTATCAGTTTTGTCGGCGGATCAACACAGGAATTGTTATTTCATATATTTTATTATGAGAATAATGAACGATTTGATTTGACATATTGTGAAGCAAATTTTGCGATAGTCAATTATGTTAATAAATATGGAGTGCCTGTATTGACGAAGAAGATGGAAGTTTATTCAGATGAAGGCACAACCGATCAAGCTCCTAATACTTTGCGTGTTGTACTTAATCCGTCAGATACTGTGGCATTGAATGGAAAATATGTTTATCAGATTTCTTTACGAGATAAATCTGGTCGTGTTGAAATCCCGAATCAAGGAATCATGTTAATCACAAATAATATTGACAAATCTTATGTTCAATAAGGAGGGTTTATGAATACAACATACTTTTTGAATCAAATTATGGGGAATGTGTTTGGTACAAAAAAGACTCCGACCCTTCCTGACGAGTTGTATTTAGGCGTGAGTACAACAACTCCGTCTGTAGATGGCACTGGAGTGACCGAACCAACATCTGGTGGATATTCTCGTGTGAAACTTAGTGTTTTATCTGAACCCAACAATGGAGTAATTACAAATGATGATATTGTTGCATTACCAGAAAGCACGGGGAATTGGGGAGTTATTACGCACTATGTTGTGTATGATGCAATAACTGGCGGCAATCTGCTGGTTTTTACAAAATTGGCGACCTCAAGAACTGTTGAAGCGAGTACAACAGTAATGTTTAGAACCGGAGATATCCAGTTTGTTCTTGAAAATATGAGTTAATAGATTGTGGTGGTTGGCTTTGAAGAACTACTCAATTAAGATTCATAAGCGGCATGAAATAAATGTTATTTTAAGAGAGCTGCCATTGCGCGTTTATTCTGGCACATCAATTATGCGTCTTTCTGCCGCAGCAGCAAATACAATAAAAACAATATCAGCAGGAACAGGCCAGATATTTCGTGTGTGTTTGGATTTTGCGGATAGTGTGGTCAAGCATGTGCTGCCTGGTGAAAAGAATAGGAAGAGATTAAGTTCTGATGGTGATGTTCTATATACATATTGGAGGCCGCTTAAAGAATTTGATGAATGCACATTAGCTGAAATGGATGATATCTCATTAGCTGATATTGATTATATAGTTTTAGAGTAATGGAGGTATAACAATGAGTAAATCTCCAAATATTGGATTAACGCTTACTCCGTCATCTGATAATGAGAAGAAGTTTCTTGCGTTTAGAACGGAAATCGCTGGAGATTCAGACGAATCAAACATGATGATTCTGGATAAAGAGATTGCCGCATTAAAAGCGCAATATGGCGTTCTTGTTACTCAGATTACATGGGGACATTTGAAAAATGGTTTGAGTAGCGATGCAACATAAATAAGTGAGGTGATTATATTGGCATTTTCCAAAGCGAACTATGGAAATGAAACTAATTTGCCGTCTCAGAAGATTGAAGGGTACATTTATTACTGCACAAACACAGGCAATGTGTTTTTCGATTTTATTGATGTAGATGGACTCCCTGCGCGAGTGCAGATCAACTCAAATAAGGCCAATAGGTTGCGTTATTATGAAGATAATACTGAGAAGGAATTGCTTCCTACTGATATCGCTCGAAAAGATGATGTTGATACAAAAGTGTCAATTTCTCAAGGAGTAAGTAATAAAGGCAAGATCCTTATGGTCGGAGAAGACGGTATGGTATCACCATCTGCATCGTCCAGTGTATCTGGCATTTTGCGCTGGGGAGATGTAAATGGTGTAAATGGATTGCCAAGCAGTGTCGTATATTGTTGGGGCGATCTTTGTGGAGCATAAAGAAAAGATGAAAAGGAGTTTGGCATGAAATACACAACAAATAAAAATTTGAAGTTGCCAGAGTACACAGATGTCATTGATATTGAAAATCTGAATGAAAACTTTTCTGCTATTGATGAATTTATGGGCAGTGATGTGTCGGACGAAAGTGGTATTCACGGCCTGAGATACAATAAGGAGACAGAGCAGTTTGAAGTATATAATACATCGACATCTGAGTGGGAGCCAGTGACTACATCAGGAGGCTCTACTGATACAAGTGGCTTTGCTACTACTGAGTATGTGGATTCTCAGATTGGAGATATTGCTACTATTCTTGATAATATCAACGGAGAAGAGGTATAACAATGAGCGATATTGGAACAAAATTGAATTATTTGCTGGAGACAAAGACCCAGATCGGTAATGCAATCGTGAGCAAGGGTGTGGAATTGCCAGACGATGCAACATTCCGCGAATATGCTGACTTGATTCGTGATATTCCTACTGGAACTGGAGAGGATGTATTGCTTCAGCTTGGAGAGATTGAGCCTACTGGTAAATCATTTATTCAGTATCCAGATGATGGATATGATGGTTTTAGCCGAGTCATTGTTGCGGGAGATAAAAACCTTGCACCCCAGAATATCGCTGAAGGAGTTACAATCTACGGTGTGACTGGTACACTTGAAATTGCACCAACAGCGTCCTTGCCAGAAGTATATGAGTCTTATGTTGAACACGCAAAGACCATGTACACAGGTGATTACGATCACATGGCAATTTTGGAAAGTTCAAACCATGTGTCTGTTATGTTTATGACATCTGATTTCGCCATCCAGACATATGATACTGCGTCCAGCGAATTTACCGCTATTGGATGGGTGTCATGTACATATGTTAAATCTGAGGATACATGGAAACTGACCGATTGGAGCGAGACATGCTCTGAAGGACAGAATTATGTAAATAATATCCGATATTCTTCTACATATTGGGTTTATAATGGGTTGATTTTGTATCCAACAAATGCTTATGTTGATTGTGTTGGTGATGGAACAAAGGCCGTTGCATATGTGTCCGTGAAGTTGCCTGCTCCATATCCCGCAGGTATTACTCCATATACACTTACTTTGACTTGTGGCAGTAATGTGTTGACTGGCTCTTATACCAAGGCAGGACAGACTATTACATATGCACTCCCAACCACTGGTACATGGAAGGGGCAGTTTACAGATTATGAAGATGCGATTATCGCGGAGGTTTCTTTTGATGTTACACCGTTTATGTACACAAAAACAGCAGATTTGAGCGATAAACATATTCTTGCAGAGGATTCCTGGGAGACGATCAGTGCGTTGGCTCAGAGCGGTAGCCCTGAAATGTATTATACGCTTGGAGACGAAAAGGATGTAGAGCTGACAACAGGAGAGACGGTGACATTGCAGATCATCGGATTTACTCACGATGTACTTGCTGATGGTACTGGCTATGCCGGAATTACATTCTGTATGAAGAATAGTATGGCATCAACCAACACCATGAATTCGTCCAGCACCAATGTTGGCGGATGGGCAAGCTGTGCAATGCGTACAAGACTGCAGCCAGGAGGTGCGATTTATGACACACTCCCAGATGATGTAAAGGCTGTGATTCGCCCCGTACAGAAGGTTACGAGTGTCGGCAATACTGGTACGGCACTTGAAACAACGAACGATTATTGTTTCTTGCTGTCTGAGGTAGAGATTTTTGGTTCAACAACTTATTCTGTTGCTGGTGAAGGCAAGCAGTACGATTATTACAGCAGCTATGCTACCACGTCTGCAAAAAGAGTCAAGTATCTTTCTAATGGTTCTGGTTCAGCCAGTCCCTGGTGGGAGCGTTCTCCTTGTTCCAGCATCTCCACGTATTTCTGTTGTGTTAGCAGCGGCGGCTCCGCCGACTATTACAGCGCCGACATCAGTTATGGCGTGTCCTTCGGCTTCTGTGTTTAACCTAATAACCGAATGAGTGACAACCCGTTAAGCTTTTTGAGCTGGCGGGTGTTTTTGTTGGGACTACACACGCTCCCCGTTCAGGGGAGATGTGTATGTCCATACAGTATGTGAGAAGAAAATATGTCAGTTTATAAATCAAAACGTGGTACAAGTGCGGTTCAATATGTAGAAACTGCGAGACAATTACAGATTTATACAATCAGCAACTGTGTGAAGTTTCCAAAACGATACACATATCTGGTTGTAAATAAAATTGCATCTCTTGCAGAAGATATTGATACGCATGTGCGCTTGGCAGAAGCTATTTTGCCAACAAATGAACACGAGTTTCAAACTCGCCGTGACCTTTTGAACACGGCGTTTGGTCTACTTAACAGTTTGGATGATAAATTGCAACTTATGTATGACATTGTAAAGAAAAATCCAAATTGGAGTATAGAATTCAAATGGCTTTCAAATGCAATGCTTGAATGGGGAAGGCTGATCCAAAAGGAAAAGACATTGATCGTTGGAGTAAAGAAAGCCGATAGAAGAAGATTTAGCAGATTTTCTGATGAAGAGGATGAAATCAGTCATGTAACAGAATAAGCATTTGGCTTTTTCTTGGGTCAAACCTCGTTCCTGTTTCGTTGTGTCTTGGGGCTGCGTTGCGTGGTTCAGCCAATAACTGGTGGGAGCGTTCTCCTAATTCCAGCAACTCCACGAATTTCTGTAATGTTAACAGCAACGGCAACGCCAACAATAACAACGCCAACAACAGTAATGGCGTGTCCTTCGGATTCTGCGGGATATAGTCAATCAAAGTAACCTATAAGGCGAAATTCGTACTTCCGCTGAAGGGAGGTTTGTTCCCGTGGCTTTATAAAGCCCAAAACTGTGTGCCGATAATCTACACCGGACGCTGCTTGCATGGTCGGTGATGGCGTGATAACCGATTTCATGGTGGCAGGTTTAAGCAGTTAGAACACACGCTCTATAATTTTACTGTACGGCACACCATTTTATATTCAAAGAAAAGAGTGATAGTGACGACAAGCGAAGAACGCAAGGAAGCACGATACCACAGAAGAAGATTGGCACGACAAGCAAAACGAGACGCACTAAGTTCAAAATGTGGGGATTTTGAAAGTGTGTTTTCTTTTGAGCATTTGTATAATTCTGCAAAGAATTGCGCCAAAGGGGTGTCATGGAAAAATAGTGTACAGAACTATATGAGTCGTTTGAATGCCAATATTGCAGATACGCACGATAAATTGATGACTGATAAGTTTCGTACAAAGGGATTTCACGAATTCGATCTCATTGAGCGTGGAAAGTTACGACATATTAAGAGTGTGCATATATCAGAACGTGTTGTGCAACGATGTTTATGTGATTATATTTTAGTAGAAGTGTTTTCAAATTCTTTCATTTATGATAATGCTGCAAGTCTGAAAGGCAAAGGAATAGACTTTGCGATGGATCGTGTAGATGCACATTTGCATCGTTATTACCATAAGTACGGAACTAAAGGCGTTAATTCTGGAGCTGTCTTACTTGCTGATTTTTCTGACTTCTTCAACAGCTCTCCGCATAGCGTAATTTATTATGAGGGAGAGCGCAGAATAAAAGACGCTCGTATCAGAAAGTTAGCCAATGGTTTTATGGAGGATTTTGGCGACACTGGATTTGGTCTTGGTAGTCAGGTTTCTCAAATTGATGCGTTAATGGTGGCAAGTCCACTTGACCACTTTATAAAAGAGAAACTTAGAATCAAGTATTATGGACGTTACATGGACGATCTGTACTTAATTCATCAAGACCCAGATTATTTGCGATATTGTATGTCAGAGATTGAAAATAAATGCAGAGAACTTGGCTTAAATCTCAATAAGAAGAAAACCCGTATAGTACCATTGAGAACTGGATTCAAATTCCTAAAAACAAAGTTTACATTGACGGATAGCGGTAAGGTTATTAGAAAGATGAACAGAAGCTCTCCGACAAGAATGAAACGCAAGTTGATAAAATTTAGGAAATGGGTGGATAGTGGGCGATTTACATATGAAGATGTGAACACGGCTTATCAAAGTTGGTGTGGACATATGAAAAGAGGCAATAGCACTATGGTATTGAGAAGAATGAACAAGATATACAATAATTTGTTTCAGGATGTAAGAAATGCGAAAGTGTAATCGCAAGGTATAGAATAATTGGATGTAGTGTTATGAACGAAAGAAAAATATGGAATTATTTTCATGATAAAGGATTGAATGATTATGGCATTGCAGGACTGATGGGCAATTTGTATGCGGAATCTGGCCTAATGCCAAACAACCTCCAGAACACCGGCAATAAGAAACTTGGCATGACGGACGATGCGTATGTATCTGCTGTTGATAGCGGAAAGTACACAAACTTTGTCTTTGACAAACAAGGATTTGGCCTTGTACAATGGACATTTTGGAGCAGAAAAGAAAATCTTTTAACATTTGCACGGGCTGCTGGCAAGTCGATTGGTGACTTGGATATGCAGCTCGATTTTTTATGGAAAGAGCTTTCGGAAAGCTACAAATCTGTTTTGCAAACGCTGAAAACCGCGTCATCCGTTTTGGAAGCGTCCAATGCCGTGCTGTTGAAGTTCGAGCGGCCTGCGGATCAAAGCGAGGCCGTACAGAGGAAACGTGCTGGGTTCGGTCAGAAATATTATGACCAGTTTGCCCAGACAGTGCAGAAAGGAGGGAGTGTTGTTATGAGCAACAGCCCACTTATAAGCTACACGAAGATCTCACCAAATAAAACAAGTCCGCGAAACCATGAGATCGACACAATCTCCATTCATTGTGTAGTAGGCCAATGTACGGTTGAAACACTTGGAGACATTTTCGCACCATCTTCCAAACAAGCATCGTCAAACTACGGTGTTGGTAAGGATGGCCGTATTGGTATGTATGTAGAAGAGAAAGATCAATCATGGTGTACTTCTTCAGATTCAAACGACCATCGAGCAATTACTATTGAGGTTGCAAGTGATACCACACATCCATATGCAGTGACTGAGGCGGCATATGAAGGTTTGATTAAACTGCTTGTTGATATTTGTCAGCGGAACCCAGGCATTAAACATCTGAAATGGGAAGGCGACAAAAACCTGATTGGTCAGGTAGACAAGCAGAATATGACCGTACACCGTTGGTTTGCAAACAAGGCTTGCCCAGGCGATTACCTTTACAATCGTCATGGCGAGATTGCTGCAGAAGTAAATAGAAGAATTGATGCTTTGGAAGGAACGGAGGTTGAAGATTTCATGACAGATCCAAAGAAATTTGAAGAGGCTTGGTTGGAGTACAGAAAGACCTTGCAAGATAACGATGCAGGCCAATATAGCGAGGAAGCAAGAAAATGGGCTGTCAATGTTGGTCTGATTGCTGGTAACGGCACAACCATCAATGGACAACCCAACTGTATGTGGCAAGATTTTCTGTCACGCGAACAGTTTGTGACCGTTTTGTATCGTTTTGCACAAATGATGGGCAAGGCGTGATGAAATTGTTCGGCACACAGGGAACACGAGTTGCGAAAAAGCCGCAGAAGCGCAAGAAGAAATCTCGCGTACTGAAGCACATGAAAAGTTTGGGCTTCACAAATCGGCTTGCGGTATATATTCTGCTGTTTTTAGCTGCTGGTCTTGCCGGCGGCTTTTATCTTGCTCTGAAAAGTATTTCCTACGGTTATACTGGCGCTCTGATGTGCTGGACAGTTGTATTTACGCCCATCGGAACCGCTGTGAGCATTGCAATCAGCAGAGTTGTTGAAAAGAACAGAGACGAAAATACAAGCGCCTCTGGGGACGGGATTACCTATGCCTCCGCTATGGCAAAGGGATTTGTCCAGGAGGAAGAAAATGACGAGGGTGAAGAAAGCCCCGCAATTTAATTGAAAGTAACAGTAGTCTGCCGGCTGCTGTTCTTTTTTTTGAACATAAGGAGGAAATAGGTATGGAAATGGAATGGGTAAAACTTGCACTTGCCATCATTTCTGGCTTAGCCACCGCTATTCCGCTGGTCATTAAGCTGGTCGAGTATGTCCAGAAAGCCACAAAGGAAAAGAACTGGAACAAGATGCTTGATCTGGTAATTGACCTTATGGAAGAGGCAGAAGCTAAGTTTGCAGAAGGTGCAGATCGTAAAGAGTGGGTACTTGCTATGGTTAAGGCTTCAGCAGATACAATCAACTACGATGTTGATATCGAGGCTGTAGGTGCTATGATCGATAGCTTGTGCGATATGAGTAAGGTTGTAAACGCAACCGATTCCAACACCTAACTTAGTACAAAGGTCGGGTGTTGAGGAATGCTTAACTACATTGAATACTTGAATGTACCAACTACGGTAGCGATTGCGATTGTTGCTGCATTTCTCATCATGCAGATTGTTGGAGAGATGTTAGAATTTAAGGGTAAGGTTGTGCCTGAATTTCTGAAAGTCCGCAAGTATTTTTCTCGCAAAAAGGCTGAGAAGGCTGAGAACATGCAGACCTTGAAAGAGGTAAGACAGCTTCTTATGGAGCGGGAGGAAAATGCAGAAACGCTAAAAGAAGTCAAACAGCTTCTTAGTGAAGTCAATGGGCATTACTCTGAGGACAATATCACAAAACGAAATAACTGGATGACTTGGGTAAATGACAGAGCAGAGATATACGATAAGTCAATCATTGAGATCAGTAAGAACCTACGTGATGTTACACAGGCTTTAAGGGACAATACGAAACTGACAGAAGAAATGTTTATCCAGAACAGCAGAGATAGGATTATTGACTTTGCTACCAAGGTGGCAGACGACGAAGCTGTGGTGTCAAGAGAAGAGTTCAATAGGATCTTCAAAGTATATGACAAGTATGAAAAATATCTTGATGAGCATGATCTGACCAATGGCGAAGTCGATGTTGCTATCCGTATTATTCGGGAAGCATACGAGCATCGTATAAGAAAGCATTTGTTCATTGAAGATGTTCGTGGCTATGAAAGCTTAATAGCTTAGGGAGAGGTGTATTTGCGCTTCTCCCTATTTTTTCGTTATAAGAAATTTGACAAGCGAATATCGGTGATATATAATAAAGTGTCTTTTAATGTTTTTGGGGCGATTATGGCGAAGTCGATGCTGCTGAGCTTTGCTATTATGATTTTACCACAAATCTTACCACATTTGCCCCTCATGTGACAGAGCTTGACGGAGCATGACGGAGAATAAAAGTTATGAAAAGTGTTGGAAATACTGCTGGACAGAACATAACAGAAGCAGACAGAACTCATCGAGTAAAGTTCCCCACCATGAAGCCTCTGGAAAACTAATCTCTAAAAATATTAAAAACACCGCTATTCTTGATGAAATGGCGGTGTTTTTACACAAAAAAGTTGATAAAAAATAAGCGGTGTTTTGTGTTACCAC